GCCAACGGCAATCTGCGTCACGGCATCACTGCCCGCGCCGGTATCAGTGATTGTTATAACGGCAACGATGCGCGTCCCATTATCCGCCGAGCTTGCGGCGCTAAATCCGGCAGCATTGATTGCTTTAACTGTGTAGGAATATGTCGTCCCTGCAACTGCTGTTGTATCATCATAGGTAGCTGTTCCATGTGCGACAACGCCCGATATATCAACTCCATCACGATAGACTCTATGTCCGCCTGTTTCTCCAGTACCTGCCGTCCATGTAATTGTGACTTTATCTGTGAGGTTGTCGGTAGCGGAAACATCAGTCGGTGCGTCGGGGATGGTGACGCCGGTAGCGTATAAAGCGTTTTTATAGTTGGAATCATGATTATAAGAACAAGGAGTAGTAAATCCATCTCCATTGTACCAATAATTGCCAGAACCGCCGGTATTTTCAACCCGCAAAGTTCCCGCCGCATTATAATACCCAATATAGTCTCCAGAGGAAACATCACAATTTTTACCTGTAAATGTCTGTTTACTATTAGCAGTAACACTACCAAGAGTTTCATAATCTCTCATGGTGTAATTAGAATCACTCCCAGAGAATGAACCCATCTTTGCAGAACCGCCGCCGGGGTCTGATAACCAAACTTCAAAGGACGTTAATACACCATTGGCATTGGCGGGATTTGTTTGACATACTGTTGTATATCCACCATTTCGATAACTGCCGTAATTGGAAGCACCTGCCCCTATGTCAATTGTTCCATACGCCATTACTTCACCTTATACTTCTCTGTGGTTTTGACTTTGGTAAAATCCACTTTTTTAACTTTTACTAATCTTTTTTCGGCCTTTGTTACTTTAGCTAATTCAGCATTCATGTAATCAGAACGATTTCCCAAAGGAAGTTGTGAAATAATTTTAAAATATTCTTTCCGTGCAGAATAATGAAATGGTTGATTGACAACCTGACTATACGGATTTCCATTTTCATCTTTTTTCTGACAATGCAAATCGTCCATGAGATAGTTCCAATGAGTAATTCCTAACGCCCATTCAAAACACCAGAGGATTTCTTCTTCGGTGACGTCATGTTCAAACTGAATTGAATGATTGCAGAAGGGGTTTAGTTGCTGAACGGTTGGTAATGATTTAAACCAATTATCATAATCATTTTGGTCAGCAGGTGCGCCTTGTTCATCAACCTTGCCGGTATAGCCGCCCTCAGGTATTACAGGTACCATGACAAGATGCTCGGCAATATATTTTTCATAGCCCTCATCACCCTTTTCGAGGTATAGGTCAGCAGAGACATTTATCATGCCCATGCCGGTGTATTTATCTTGCTGCGGCGCATTAATTTTAAAATACATTTTTTCAATCCTCTAAACTTCTAATCGTCCAATCTTCTAATTTTTGGTCTCACCACAAAAGCCCTCTCGCCTCTCCGGAGAGAGGGCTTCTAGCTGAGGTCAAATTCCTGGATTCCCGATCAGGTCGGGAATGACCGTTGTTACGTTACGCCACTGCGTCTTCGATGAAATAGCCGCAATCGCTGGCGATAATTTTTTCGTCGGAATTCCATCCGGGTCTGATGTAATGCGCGCCTTTCAATCCGCGTTTGGCATCAAAATCTCTTGCGGTAAAACGCAGGGTTTCGGCAAAGGTCGCTCCGAACGTAATGGTTTTGATTCCCGGACTCGGTGCAACATAGAGAGCTGCGCAATGCTTGCCCCAGAGCCGCGTGTAAGTTGCGGCTTGCCCTGGTCTTGCAGCGTTGTATCGCGCTCTGCCGATTAATATTCTCTCCACCTCGAACAACTGCGCAACATCCGGCGCAGAGGCCATACCGCCCTTAAGCGTCGCGCCTGCCACGGCCTTAACGGCGTCGAGGATTTCGGGAAGTTTGCGGAATTTTAACCATGCATCCACGCCGAATACCAAAACATTGGCGCGCTGGAAGCAGGCTTCAATTGCCGTCTGTACATCACCGATAGGATCATCGGTAGTGCCTCCCCATTTATAATTACCCGCGAGTTGGGTTTTGTTGCCAACAGGGTAAGAGGCAGCAGCAAACACTTTGTCGACGACCCTTTTCTCCTGAGCCACATCCAGACTCATATTCAGAAAATCGTTTGTATCTATTTCGGGCTGGAGTGGATTGTCGGCATTGTCGATGGCTTCCTGCGGCAACCAATCACCCAGGGCATGATCCTTGACAGAATAATTCTGATCGGCCACGCCCCAGTCGATTTCGTTGGCCATCCCTTTGGGAGAGAGCCGGTCATCGACCAGTTTGAAACTGTCATCTTTGTTGTAGACATAATAAATATCCGATCTTTTGTTGACTTTAACGATTGGCATCACGAACGGCCATATCATGGCATCATTGCGGTACTTGACCGATAAATTGGAGAGCACCGCATCTTTGTGCATTGCTTTTGCTTCTGGCATAGGTATTGCCTCCTTTTCCTTTTCCTTTTTTTTAAAAAATTAAATGCTGACTACGTATTCCGCGTAGATTCTGAGTTTGCCCGCCGTTAACGCCTCTACTGCAACGGTCGCGCAAAGCTCCCGCAGTGCCGTGAGCTTGGTCAGGGCGTTGGCTACAGCGCCGTCCTGGATGCCTTCATGCAGACCCGCATCATAGGCGTTGGCTCCGTTGCTGATCGCTACCGCCGCTTTGATTCCGGCTTCACTATCCGTATCCACGCCCAGGGCGATTGTTGCGGCGTCAGTGGCCGATGTGCATGTGGTTAAAACCTCGTAGAAGGATCTGACGACAATCGCGTTATCCGGCAGATAAACGCCCAGCCCGTGTTTGGCGATGGTACGCTCACCGACAGTGGCAGAAGGATCGAATGTCGCAATAGCCAGGCCCTTGAACGTAGTGCCGTTCGCACCCTGATTGGCCGCGAGAATCTGCGGGCTGATCAGGCAATAGCCGATGTCGCTTGCTACGCCGGATATCATTGCATAACCGACGATTGATTGACCTGCGACGGCCTTAACCGCCTTGCCGTTGCCGTCCGAGGTCAGGGGATCGCCCCTGGTAATTGCGCCGCCGTACACAACCGGGGAAATACCCGACAGCATGACGCGGACATCATCGCCTATTGCGGTCGTTACGTGCTGCAATATCCCGATTAGCGCATCCGTCGCCGCCGATGCCTGGGCGCAGGTGTCGTCATCGTCACCCAGCTTTGCAATCAGCCACGCCGTTGCAATAATCGCCGCGCATTTTGCGCTTTTTTCTAAACCTGTTGTTTGTCCAAACATTATTTTAATTCTCCTTTCGAATTAGATTTTTTTAAGATTACGAACCCGCTTCTATTCTTCCTCTTTGAATAATTCAGGGTTTTCTTTGGAGACGGCCAGCACAGCCTCTTTGTAGCCAACTTTATTATCTTCCATAAACTTGGCGATGACTGTCTCCCGCGTCTTCGCGCCGCCCGCGTCTTTATCCCGTGTGGCTACTTCGCTGAAAGTTACCAATGGCGTGGCCGACTCCAAAAGCGCTTTCATGCGGTCGAAAGCGGTGGACTTTTCTTTTTTCTCGCCAAATTCGATTTGATTATCGACCCCGGCGATGGAAAAAAGGATTTCCGGCAGGCCGAAGGCTACGGTAGCCGGGGTGATCTTGCCCGCTTTAATCAGCGATTCGCAGAACGCGGTGATCTCTGTCTTGATGGTGGCCAGCCGCGTCTGTTTTTGCTGTTCGGCGAATTCCGCCTGCGCTTTTTGTTTGCCTTTTTCCTCGGCATCTGTTCTGATTTTTTCCAGATCGGCTTCCGAAAACTGCCTGCCCGTTGATGCCGGAGCCTCTCCCGGAATCGCCTCATCGGGAATCTTGCTGACATCGAAACCGATGGAACCTAAAAACGCTTTCATTTTTTCTTTGAATAACATATTTTTCTTATCCTCCTTTGCGTTGTACTTTGTTAGTTGCGGTTCATCGGCAGGCGGGTTGGCCGCCGATCTTAAATCATCTATTTTCCAGTCCGGAATGATCCGGTCTGCCGTGTCCTGATCTTTCGTTTCGATAATCCATTCCCGGAGACGCCGGAAAACATCAGCGATGGAATCCCAGGCAAACGATTCGGAATACTCAAAGCTGGCCGCATCGCCTTCGGCGAAAGCCACATCCGGCAGGCCCTTGACTGCGGGCGGCATCGCGCCCAGGAACGCCACATGACGCAGCGTGCCGTCCGGATAAAACGCGGCAGAGCGTTTTTTGATTCTGCCTTCTTGCACCATTGCGCTGAAAGCAGGTTCGACCTGGCCGAACCTGGCCAGCAGCAAATTGCCTGTTTTATCGGCGACTTTTTTTAGTCCCTTCACCCAGCCGTAAGCGGGCGCATCGTCTTTCGGATGTCCGATACACGCGGGCGGCTCATGAACGGCGGCATTGAATTTAGCGATAGCCTTGTCAATCAGGGCATCGCCGTCATGGACAACGCCGTTACTGTCGGTTTGTTTTCCGCCCCTGAAGATCGGAATATAATCGTCAAAGCCTTTAAAATTCATTTTTAAATCCTCCTTTGAACAAGGGGTTGCAACCCCTTGTTCTACAGCCCCGCGTCCTACCGCGAGCCCATTACGTATTCGTTGATGATGCCGACAATTTCGTCACTGTTTTTCTCGCTCAAGCCCAGATACGGGCGGGCGGGAATCTTCATTTTCTTAAAGCCCAGCTGATGAACGGCGGCATATATTTTATTTGTGCCGATTTCCACGGTGTTATTGCCGATCATTTGATACCGGATGCTGCTCTTTAGTTGGCCGGATTCAGTCAATATTTTGGCGCGCTTTTTTCGTTTCAGTGTCGCCGGTTTCAGCGGCGTCCAGGG